CTCTGAATAAATCGAGACTGATTAGTAGCCAATCCGCTGATATTGGCATAGCTTAATGCGGTGTTTACTTCAAAATCCTTCTGCAAAACATTAGTGGTATAATCATAATAAGCGGTAGCCGCGTTCAGCAAAAACTTTGAAACATCACGGTACACGCCATCCCACATATCCCTGACGACTTGAAACGGCATCGTGGCTGTGCATCTTGTGACGATAACACCATCATCAAGACCCGTAAAAACGAATTTATAATAGTATGCCTGAACTTCTTTGACGATCTTAGGCTTTGATGTTGCTACAGTAGAAGAAAAAGAGATTATCCCGCTTTGAGCAAGAGACTTTCCCGAAACGGTGGTTCCATCGGTAACAGACAATGCAACTTCCTGCATTCCGTCCCATTCGTAAACAGCGACGGTTGCGGCAGTAGCGTTTACTGTTGCTCCCATGTAAAAGTGAAATGCACTAGCCGCTCTCCGTGAAGCGACCCAAACGGTTGTGACTCCACTGACGGTTTTTAAAACTGCCTGATTTCCCGTCCCTGTTTTCGTGTTATTTACTGCATCGGTAAAATCGTACCAAAATGAATCGGCAGGGTCATAGCTGACGAACCTTGCGATTTCATCCTCAACACCCGCCCACAAACAGGTATCCACTCCGTTGCAATAAGCCAACTGACCATTAGGGGCTTCGGAGAATCTTCCACGCCCCGCACCTGCGGAATCAGTCCATAAGGCCGTTGCGGAAAATTCACCAGTTCCAGATATTGCGGTGGTGTTCTCTAAAACCTGCGAAGCGGTAAGTCCTGTGTTGTAAGCCTGCACCAAAAGGTGATTCTCGGCCGGTTGCGACTTTTGATACTGAAAAGCCGAACGGGTCTTAAGGTAGGTTGCGTTAATGACGTTTGAATTGATCTTCGTCATACCCTGAACTGTTTTAGGATGTGTATCTCCGGGACGCATATTGGTATGGGTTTGGAAATTCGTGCCGATAGTTGCCGGGTCGTGCGTCATCCATTTTCCGGTGAAGGGAATGTCCTTATGTTTCTTCTCGATTTGCATTAGCGATAACTCCGCGAACCGTAGGAACGCTTCATCATATTAACTTTCATGGAAGGCTTGTTTAAGGACTTTTGCTCTGTCTTGGAAGCTCTCCGCACTTGAGCATCCCAAAACTTATAGAACGCATCTCCAAGGTTCGGTGCGGAATCTCTATACTTATAGAGCCATGCCGCATATTTGATGATTGCCGGTTCGTATTGGCGGTCAAAACGATAGGTGCGATAAGGCGAATAAACAGGATCGGGTTTTTGGATGTATTGAATCGTTGCGGTATGGCCCGAAGTGCTAGGCGCCGGGTCAAGAATAAGTTGCTTCTTGCCCTGCGGTACGATTACATAAGCATCCGAAGTGTCCCAATCGTTGTCAGTTCCGCCGAATAAAGCAGTGACCAAAGAGGATGTTGATGTAATTGCGATCACCACGCCATCGCTGCCGTCAGTCGTATTGTGAATGTCGTCACCGACTTTCACCATTGCAAAAGGAGCAGCTGAATCCATACAAGAGCATTCGCCGCTAGACTCCGCACCGTTACTGGTTACGGTTCCAGTGATGCTAGCATCCATCGCAGACTTGTCTATTAAAGAGAAGTTCGACGGGATGTTGATTGCGGTTGTCTGGTTGGCGTAAGTAATGGCCTCGTAATCCCTGAAGGAAAGAAAATAATCGTTTGTGCCGTCATTGTATTTGATGACATAACGGTTATCGTTATCTCTCAGGTAAAGTTGCAGAAAGTCTGTATTCAAGTCATACGCCGCCTGATTAGCAACGGTCGTAATGGATTGGGAAGCCGTTAATACCCTAGTCCTCCTGACAAATTCAAGGACAGCCTCGTAGATATAGTCATAAGAAACCCTTGATTCCATGAACGACGAACTGGAAACAGTTTCATTCAAAATAGCCGCAAGACCGTTTGTTAATGACTTCCCGTCCATTTAATCTTTCCTCAAATGCTCCACATTGGTGCGCTCGCCAAGAGCCTTTCCCAAAATCTTCCAGACCTTCGCCGCGCCGTCCCTTGATACTTTTCCTTTGCCGACTTTCACGTTGCAGGCTTCGGCCATATGCTTTATGTCGCCGCGAACCTCGATGCAGGGTTCTGTCATTCGCTGCATTTCCTGCCGGGCGTCGGCCAGACCCTTACGCATATCATCCCGCGAAAACATGGATTCACTGATTTTTGCCCCAAGTTCTCCATAGGCGGAATTAACCCTATCTTTCTGCTTTCCGCGCAATTCCAGGGCAGCATTGTCAAGGTTCATCAGTTTGTCTTGCTTCTGCTTCAATCTCTCCTTGGCAATCGGCAGTTCGGAACGCGGAATCTGGTCAAGCCGAATCTGATTTTCAAGGCGGTCAACTTCGTTCTGAAGATCGTCTTTTAAATGTTCGAAATACCACGACGGGTAAGTTGACTTGATCTTACCCTTGCTGTCTAAGTCCACGCTACCAAATATCTGAAAATTTGCCTTCTCTAACGGTTTTGCTTCTTCCATTTTGTTTTCTCCTATTCTTTAGGTATTAGTGGGCGGCTATAGCCCCGCCCTTGGCTTTTAAAGGGTTAAGAAGGGGTATCAGCGGCAGGCCATAATAGACCAGAACCATTGACAAGACCACTCTGGTAATTCTCAAACAACCCGAAAGTAAGAGTTGCCGTACAGAATATAGCAGAAGTCGTATCAATCAAATGAACGTAGTTGTTATGCACAACACCTGTTGAGGTTGTCGAAGAACCAGTCATAAACGCACCAACGGCGATAGCAGAACATGCGGGGAGAATCAGTTTGTTGTGGGAAATTTCCGCGTTGGTAACGACCTTAGCAGCCATAATAAGGAAGTGTCCAACATCGCCCGTAGCACCAGCGTCAACAACTAAGTTGTTGGTCAATGTTACTCTGTCCTCGTTAGCCAGAATGGAAATAAACGCCGTAGCCGCAGCCGCCAAGCCGCTGCGTTTGCAATTAGTAACGGTCAGTCCGTCGCAACCGTTGTTTGTCGTGTTTGTCAAAATGCAACTCAGAAAATGCAGGGCATCGCTTTCGTCCCTAAACTCGCATTTATCAATCGTGCAGTCTTTAGCCGACACCGTGAAGCAGGTTGCTATATTGTCCAGATGCGCAGAGAAGATGAAGTTTTTGATGGTGGTGTTTGCCGCCGACATGGTAATGGAAGCGGTATCCGCTGTCCCAAGTGTAATGGTCGGTCTTAACGAACCAGAACCAAGACCAATAATACTGATTCCGGCAACGTCAATCGCAATCCCGCCAGCCTCCGCTACTGACTCGGTATGACCGGGAAGAACATAGATAACGTCACCTTGGTTTGCGGTGCATTTTCCGATTGCATAGTCAATGCTTGCAAACGGTTTCGTTATCGTCCCGTAAGAAGGGTCATCGACACCAGCAATCCACTTGCCCTTTGCAGTGGCGCATACAAAATAAACATTCCCCGTTACAATCTCGTCACTCTCATCAGGAACAACGGGAACGCCAAAACTGGAAACGCCATTGGGATAGTTTGTTAAACTCATTTGTTTATCCTTTCACCAGTGACACCCGCCTATCTCATCGGCTGCCCCGTGGAATCGAACCACGGCTTACACGTTAAAGGGTGTGCATCCCCTCGTCAGAGATGCACCCCGTGTGAATCTGACTGCTGGGCAATAAAAAAGGGCGGGTGATCTTTCGACCAATCCGCCCCAATTTTTTTGGTAGCAGTATGCTTTACGTCTTACCTCTTTCTTTGTCTTTCACCCATTCCATTGGGAACTTTTCTATTCGGAAACCCATATTCAATTCTCTTTTTCCTGAGAAATGAACGTGTGATTCCTAGATGCTTACATGCATCCTCAAGAAGTTTAAATTTTGAAAGAGCCTCTTCAATTTGTTCTTTGGATACGAACTTTTTCCTCTTACTTCCAAGATCGTGAATCTTTGCGTGGCATGAGCGGCAAAGTAATGTTTGGTTTTTATGGTCTGTCGGGTCGCCGGAAATGTGGTGGGCAACTATTCCAAATGATTCGCCGGAAACACCGCATTGCTGACAAACAAGGCCATATATCCCAATTAATACATCGCGCAAATCTCCATGCCGAACTTTATCCTTGTAACTAATATTACTTTCCCTAACCTCTTCCCGATGAGCATCACAATATTTCTTAGTTTGTTTCCTGTATTTTTCGGGATCAGACCAATATTTTTTCTTTCTTTGTTCACGAACATGCTCAATATTGCTTTCACGCCACAGTTCAACTTGTCGTATGCGCTTTTCCTTGTGTTTAAGGTAATCATTTCTCTTGCCGCAATTTTTTGAGCATACAACAGACCTTTGGGTTAATGGTGTGAAAACCTTTCCGCATATAACGCAAACACGATCCTCCAAGATAATTATTCGTCTAACCTTTTTACCACCTTCATCTATGACTCCGTAAACTCCCCTCATTGCATATACCTCCTAGAATTTTAATAGATTATATACGCAATGAGGGTCTTTGTCAATAGATAAAATGATTACTAGGAAACCGAATGCCCATATATGAACCTCCAATCTTTATATCCGTTCCCGCAACGGAAATAGATGCTCCACTTCAACATGAATGTGTCAAAGTCGATGGTCATTTTGGTTTCCTTGGCGACGCGATCAATCCACAGAAGGTGTTTCTTCATCTGGCGGGAATCGACCATGAACCAGTTGTTTGTGTCGTAGTCATCAAGGCGTTTCAGAACCAGAACCTTGTAACGGCCATAATCCATGTTCTTTGTGTTGTTCGCGTTATCGGGGTTCTTTTCAGAACCGACGATCTCCAGAGCCGTATCAGCCAGAGATTCCCCGCAAACAATCGTGTCGGGATTAACGATGATTCTTTCGCTGATGTCGTTTCGGAAACGAAGCATCGCAAGGCGAGTAGCCGCAACAGAGGTCTTGGACATTGCGGACGAACCGGAATTGTCAAAACCCGAAGCCGTGGAAGTGCCGCTTTTCGTGGTGTGTGAATCAGAACAAAGCGAAACGCCTTCTTCGGAATACATATAATTGAACGCAGACGAGAACGCATAGGCGAACGGGTCAACTTCAATCTTGGCTTTCGTGCGCTGTGCGGCCAGGGTAAGGCTTTCGATCTGGTCGGACATGACGGAGTATTTCTTGTCATCCAAGAATTTCCGTTCAAAGGCCAAACCGGCGGCAAATTCCTTCGGTTCGATTCTGGTCAGGTAGCCGGGGTTCTGGCTGAGATATTCCAGTTTCCCGTTAAATGCCGGAATATCAGATACCGCGCCGACACTGAAAAACTCTTCCCAAGCACTGTCAGAAGGAACGTCACGGTAAAGATCACCCTTCTGACTTGGCAATTCATCCCACGCCTTCTGCGAAACTTCTTTGAAGCGTGTGTCAAGCAAACGAATAAAATTTTCAGAAATAATAGGGGTTCCCATGTTTTAAAACCTCCAAATGTTTAAGCTGCCAAATCAATTTTTCCGCGGGCATTCATTTTTCTAAATTCAGGAACCATAGATAAGAGTTTTTGGCGGGTTTCATGTGGCATTTTATTCCTATACCCATGCTTCGCCTCTCCTCTTATTTCTCTATGTTCAAGAATTTTTAAAGCCTGCTGTTTTTTGACGATTAGAAATGGCAAAAGTTGTTTTATTAAATCTACGGCACGGTCTTGCGATATCTTATACTCATACTTTATTTTTCTATTGCCCACGGGATGCTTGCATTCATAAACACAACCATACCCAACAGAATCTCTAATCCACTGGATAACCTCTCTATTTGTGTTTGTTATTACAAGCCCTTCATAGTAGTAGGTGTATTTTTTACAACTGTGAGAGGTTGTTGTTTTATATAAAGATATACACCCCTCTCCGTCTACAAATCCGGCAATATACAGTAATGAGTCTCGATTCATAAAATCATGCCCTGTAAGCGCAAAACTGGTCTGCGTTAAATTTGAAGATCGCGTACTCCGCACCGGCAACTTCTGCGTGGATTTCCAACACATCAACGACGTAATCATCGCTTGCATAAGCCGGTTGAGCCTCGATATAAGTTGACTCTCCATCGAACTGAGCCTTGCAGGTTCCGACGCGCAGGTAGATAGGCACGAATGTGTCGCCAACTGCAATGTCATACGGGAAACCAAGATAGAACGTATGCGCGGTGGTGGAAGTGCTGTAAGCTACGCGATACAGGCCACGGTTGGCTCCTGAACGGCAGTACCAAGTCACGTTATAGGCAAGCGGTGTCTGAGCAACTGCCGCCGTGGTAATGGTCAGTCCATCCGTGGAAGCTACCGTATTGGTGTAAACCAGTGGGGCAGTTCCATAAGCCAAGTGATAGATGGGGCCTTTGAGAACGGTATTGGAACCGATAACGGCAACTTTCGCCAATGCCTGCGGGTCGCCCTTGCCATACATGCCTTCATTGCCCCTTACGTCTCTGGCAAGCTGATCGGCCTGAGAGCCAACAGAAGCGATTGAAAGCCCTTTATAGGTGCTGTTATAGGTCGGTGCGGCATCGTTA